TGGGTCTTCCCTTATTGCATCTTGCTCTCTACAGTAAACACTATAGTATTCAAGTTTTCCATAATCGGATCTATTCTCAACAATTGTTTGAGGGTTGTATATTGCCTGTCTAATATATGGTACAACTGGTTGACCTTCAGTATCAAGTTTCAATTCAATAATTTTATCAGTATACTTAAAATCTTTATCATACTTTAAATAGAATATTTTATAATCAACTCGCAGTAAACCTGGAGCAAGGTTTCTTTTTCTGTTTCCTTGCCCGGAGTCAGCACCTAAGAAAGTAGAATAACAGTCTGCAAATTCTTCATCCCAAAAGTACCCTTCACCTAGACAGTATTGACACTCTAAAGCAGGCTCCCTTGTTACAGAGTCCAAGCAACTGCAACTTAATTTTTTATTATTATCATCAAGTCTAAATCTTCTTAACACAATTCGTTTTTTGTGCGGAATTTCTCCACTGCCGCCAAAGACTAAAGTTTCGAACTCCGATCTTAAATTAAGTTCGTTTCCAGATTTACTTTTCAAAGTTTGATTTTTAAATAGTTTTCGTTTAAAAGACATCTTTAATCTGGCTCCTCATCTGGTGGGAAATAAGACCCGTCAATTATATCGACATGCCCTTTTCTAAATTTACGCTCTCCAGCTTTTCTTATTTTCCTATTTCCAATAGGAACTGCATAAGGGTAATCTAATGGGTTCCACCAGAGTCTTCCAACTCTTCTGTTTTCTGGATGGTTACTACCTTTAACAGCAATCGATGGAGCAAAACTTTGACCTGGAGTTATATTGCCTTTAGCATTTACAACCCTAAACCATTCCTGTCTTTTCTTTTTCAAATCTTCAACAGCATCTCTAAAATCCAAGTTCTTCTTAATCATTAAGTCGCCTAGCATCTTGGTTCCAGATCCAGTTCCCGCTGCAGGTAAAGTTAGACATCTTAAAGCAACATCATAAATCACAAACATTGTTCTTGCTTGACTATAGTTGCTATGTCTTCTAATTCCGGCCGGAGTTATCAAGTCAACTTCTTTTGAAGACCAATGTATAAGCAAGCTTAAAGTATCATCCGGTATGCTATCTAACCAAGTTCCAACTTCTGCCCTTATTAAATCAGGGGAAGCGTAATAAGGTGAATACCTTGTGCTAAATGTTACTTGTTGTTCTTCTTCTAGTGTTCTTCCATCGCTATCAGCGATTGTTTTTTCTATTAAGACAACTATTAAAGTGTTATTGCCTATAGTTTGAGTTTGCGCACTACCCATTTCTTCAACAGTGAACTTAAAAGTATTCTTTACATCAACTCCACTAATAGTACCAGTCCACTCATCTGTCCAAACTCCAGTAGTTGCAGTAGCAGATAAGGTTACATCTAGTTCATAGTAGCCTGTCGATATATTGGTTACACTAGTGTAGATTCCGTCTACAGCTCCTGATGGATCGTAAACCTTGACAGACATACTGTCTACATCCATAGGTTCGCCAGAGCCATTTAAGAATATGGCTCTAAGGGTAACTGTTTGTCCAACTGGAACACTATCTCTTTTATACCCCATTGCAGTCTCCTATAAATCTATAATAATTTTATTATCAGATACAGTTAACTTTTTAAAAAGCTCAACTTGATCTTCATCGTTTGATATAATACCACTTACTGGATAAGCCAGTACGGTAATAGCATCATCGTTTATTGTTGCTGAATCCAGGGTGCTATCAAACTCTAATACGATTTGTTTGGAACCGAACTTCAAGTGCGTTCCACCATCTACTGGTGTCGTTTCAATTAGCTTTAAATATCCCGTTACTATCTCAGTCTCACTACCTAAAACACTAGTAGAAGTAGTAGAAGGAACAGTTGATATTTGAGTAGTTGAAGTTGTAAAGCTGAAAGAAAACGAACTTGCTAAAAGCTCTTTGACTCTAAGCTTAACTGTGTAAATATCACCCAGTATATAGCCCGAACCACCAAATCTAACTTGGAGTCCATCTTCTAGCTTTCTAAATCTTCTTGAAGTTACTTTGCCTGTTCTTGCAGAACTTTCAGTTTCAGTTTCTGAATACCACCATTTGTATTCAGCAGTTCCAATGTTACCAGCTTTTGTTATTTTGATACTAATCGTATCGGCGGTAGTACCAGTATAACCACCATAGACCACTGTTTCCCCAGTGGTCGAAGTTGCTGCACTACTGTCTACTTCGTAGACAGTTCTAGTAGATACTCCTTTTTTTGTTCCTTCTACATCCTCCCCTATAATATAAACCGTATAGTCTATTTCAGGAGCAAGAGTAGATTTGGGAGTTACTTTAAGTTTGTGTCTGTAAGGGCCTGCGGTTTCTTCAGCAAGAGCTTTTGGAGATAAGCTTACTTCGTCTCCATTTACATCGACATAAACTAAAGAATAAGTACAAGGAACAACGCCTTTAAATCCAGGTGACTTTAAAAAGTCTGGATTTGTACCGTCTTCATTTAAATAAACTGCGTTATCTGGGCCGGAAGTAAAATCAAAATCCCTTCCATATACAACCACATTGTTTTTAGCAGTAGATAAATCTATTCCACTTGAAAAAGTTATTTCAATAACCGCTCCAATTGGTACAGCAGTAGCGCTATTGCTCGGGTAAACTGATGATATCGTTGGTGCCGCCATCCTCTTTGCCCTCGTTTTCTTCAAATAGTTCTTCTACTTCCAATTGCTTTACACCAGATTTAATTTCAACAAATTCCCCTTCGTCAGTTACAAAACCGCCATAAGGATTATCTTTTTTCTCCCTGGCTTCTATTTTTTTCCATTTTTCAAATAGTTCTTCTTTTTCCATGAGGACCTCGCATTAAGAAAAAGGGGAGGAGTTATCCCCCTCCCCATATTGTAACACTAATTTTATATATTAGCTAAAGATTAAGAAATTGATGTTGAAGGATCAATATTAGCAACGCTAGCACCACTATTTTGAACCACAGCATCAACTGTACCATCAAAGTAGTTAGGACGAGCATAAACATTTTTGAATACTCCAACGCCTTGACCTTCGTGTGCTACAGCAAAACCGTAACGTTCGCGAATCTTAACTTTTACAACTTCTGTATTTTCATCTCTCCATTCGACTGTAGTGGGATCTTCATCAACAAGATGGAACCCAACATTACCTGAAGAAAGCAAGAAGATGTCACCAGACATATTCTCAGGATCAAAGGGAACGAGAGGAGAAACAATTACTCTCAAATTGAAAGGAAAGTAACCAGGAAGATTTGGGGCAGAGTTAGCTTGTTGCGATCTAGAAGTCACACCAGTAGCAGCTGCACCAGATACAGACCCAGAAGGAGTAGCAGTAGCAGATGTGCCAACGCCACCGGGAACAATAGCACGACCATTGCTAGGCCCTCTAGAACCAATAGCACCTTGATTCCAAGGATTCAGTGGACCTGGGTTGCCAGAGTAAGGATTGAAATAAGCACCACCACCATGAGCTAGCATCATTTCACGCAAAACTGGGTCTTGAATAAATTGATAATAAAACAATGGGTGCATCAATAGTACATCAGGAGCAAAGCCTTCTTCAGACATATGAGCCATTCCGCGCATAAGGTCATCCATAGTCATAGCACCATTCTTAGTTAGTGTAATATCGCGACCAGTACAAACTCCAAACAAAGATTGAGTAGGATTCTTATTGTCATACAAGGATGTACCAAGAGACTTAAGGAAAGCTACTGCTTTTTGTTCTTTGTGTCTTACTAAAGCGTTACCCATAAGGCGAAGATTCATAGCCATGATATCGTAAGTGGAGTATCTTAAAGCTTCATCAGTAAATGAAGCGGCAATACCCGACTTTCCGATGTAAGCTGTACTTACCGCTCCACCGATTTGAAAGTTGACTTCTGGATAAGTTCCATGCTCCTGAACATCTTGAGCATATACAGCTCCGATTGCTCCAGCAAGAACTTGAGTAGACAAACCTTCAGCTTGAACTCTAGTAAAAAGAGAAGTAATAACAAGCAAAGGCTCGACTGGTTCTCTAATTAAAATTTCCATAGACTTTTGAAGAAGTGGAGTAATTTCCGAACTTCTAACAAGGTCTGTATTTTTTGGCGAAATAGTTTCTACAAAAGTAGACCACTTCACTCTTTCTTCGGAATCTGGAAGATTTCCGTTGTTTGCAATCATATCTGCCAAGTACCTGGCGGCTGCCTTTTCGCTACTTGGGAGATTGAGGACTTTTCCGTCTTTTAGTTTAAATTCCATTTTTAGTATCTCCTTTATTATAAAATTCTAATATTTGCAATAACCATTCTGTTTCCAACGATTTCACTGTTTTGTCCAGCAAGGGTCAAGTTATCAGGAAGTCCTTCAGTAGCAGAACCAGGCATTCTCATGGAAGCATCGAAAGAAGAACCTTGCCAAGCAGTAGTCACTCTTTCCATTAATGATTTGGGGAATGATTGTATTTCAAGAACTCGACCGCAGATTTCAGATTGAAGTGTTGAAGCGGACAAGCTCAATTTAGTAAAATTACTTTCAGAATCGAAAGTAAGGTAATCTCCAGGTTGAACATCCCCTACACAGTAGATGTGTTGATGCCCTTGAGATGTAGCACTGTTGTAAACATAAAAGTCAACAAGATCTCCAACAGCAGAAGCAATAACAAAGCCTGTATGTACTATAAGTATACCAACTTCAGCATCAAAGAAATAATCTCCGAGTGCTCCGATGTCTTGAATTCTGTTCTTTCGATTAACAACCGCAGCCTCAATTTGAGTACCAGAAACTACAAGAGTAGTAGCAACATTAGCAGCAGTCAATGCATTGATTTCAGGCACACAATTTTGCGTTCCTAAGAAAATACCTTCAACAGACGCAGCAGCTGGTACATAAAGAACCTCATCAGATTCTCTATCGTAACGCTCAAGCGTTCTCAAGTTAGCAGCAGTTAGCGTTAACTCTGTGTTTGCCAAAGATGGAAAATTACCATGAGTAGCAACAACCCAAGCTGTATTTGCAATAGTAGCTTGAAACGCTGAAGTAGCTGCCAATTGAGGCATTTTCATTTGAGCTTCAGTAATAAACTGAATCAAATGTTGCTTTTGATAATTTGTATACTTCATTGAAGCAGGAGCATCTCCAGCCCAAGAGTAAACATCATAAGCGGCAACTCCAATTGGGGCTCCAATTGCAAGCGCCATGTATGCAGCAGCATCAGTATTCTTGTTACCAGTAGTACCTGAAAAAGCATCACCACCACCAGACGCGGGCACTACATCTGCTTCAGAAATCCAACCACGCTCAATGAACGCCTTTAGAAAATCTTCAGCTGTAACCGCCATTGTTGCATTGGCAAGTAATGGTTCACCAGTTCTAATATCTTCAGTCTTAGCACTTACGTCTAAACTGCTGTATGTTATTACTGTTGCTGCAGCTGTTGTAGCTTTCTTAGCCAATCCAGCAGGAACAATTCTTCCTGAAGCATCGAATGCAACTACTTTACCAGATGAGATTACAAAGTAATCCTTGGAGGCACTTCCTTGCCACTCTACAGGTAGCCATGCCGCGGGTTTCCATTCTCCAGCTGGGTGAGAAACTTTAGGCTGTACCATATTATTTGGGGTAATGTTATCAAATACATCGTCCCTTGTTTTAAAACTACCAGAAAATCTTTTAATAGCCATTTTTTAAATCTCCTTAATTTAAATATTTTTTTGGATGAAAACCTTTAGGAAGATAACGCGATTGAGTTGAGAAATAAGTTTCCGCAGCATATTCACCATTATCGTTTAAGATTTTTCTATAGGTTTTTATTATTTGTTGTTCATAAGAACCAAGTTTTTTTGTTTTAATTGTGTCAGTAGGACTTGATTCATCAGAGTTTGATTCTGATGGATTTTCAATAATTTTTAAATTGTCATTAGTCTTCTCTTCTTTATCTTCTACTATAACTTCTTCTTCTTTTACATTTGAAAGACTAGTCAATTTGCCTTTTAGGTCTTCAAGTTGTTTTTCAACTCTTGCCGCAAGGCTATTAAGCTTATCTTCTATACTTGAGTCACAAGACATAGACTTGGCTCTTTTATCAACACAAGATAATACTTTTTCTTTTTGATCTTCAGAAAGCTTAGCCCTTCCAATTAACCGTCTTGCTGCAGTTGCATGAGCACAATCGGGTACGGGAAAACTGCGCTCAGGTCCACAAAAGACAGAATCTGGAAGTTCTTTACGAGCTTCTGAAGAAAGTGCTTTATCGCCAATTTCACTTTGAAGTGCTAAGTCTAATAAATACCAATCTACTTCGACATCTTTGGTTTCAATATTTTCTTTATCTTTATTTATAATATTTGATAAATCGCCATCGATATCACCAATCACTTCTTCTTTTTGGCTTGTTGTTTCATTTTGTAAATCGTTTTGTATCCCCGATACTTCGGTCCCATCGCTTCCTTCTTCTTCTTGGATTTCATTCCCTTCCGTATTTTCGGCTTTGAGTACTTCTCCAGTATCTTTGGATTCAACTTCTTTTTCTTTTTCATTTGATTCACCTTTGATTTTTTCAGATACATATTTATAGATTCTTTCCATAACTGAATCTGATATATCTATTTCTTCTGTAGTATCATCTTGAACCTTTTCGGTCTCTGAAGACTCATCTGTATTCAAGTTTTCATCTACAGAAGTTTCGTCTTTTTTCATAGAAACCTCCTGATTTTGTTCTATATTTTCTTTTGATTCATAACTAAAAACAGAATCACTTAAATAAATATAACTCTCATCTATCTCAATATCATCAACATTGATTGCAGGTTCCTTTGAATCAGATAAGAATTCCATCGATTGAATTTGAGATAGATCGTCAGCAGGAGTATTCACAACAGAACCTTCAAGAACCCTAAAGTCCCCAGTGAAAAACACGCAAGTTTCTCCGTCGTAAATCTTTCCATGTCTGTGACTACACATATCTCCCTTTGCCCAATCTGAAGAGCAAATAGAGCAAACGTGTCTATCGGTAGTAGATCCAGCAGAAAAAGTTATATATCTGCCATCTAAAAATTTCTCTATCGCTTCTTTATCGTTTATTTTTGCAGCAACACGCATTCTTCCCAAGCCTGGCCAATCTTTATTACCAAGTAAATTGTGCCTCTTCATAGCTTTATACATTATTTCAGGATCATCTGAATTCATATCTTGTTTGAATTTCATAAAATCCCCAAGATTATCAAAAAACCTAATAGCTTCTTGAGAAAGATCTTCCCATTTTCCACCTATAAACCTTCCAATTGGATCTCTTCCAGTATCGTGATGCTGGAGAATCGGTTTAGCATATGGTGTCAGTAAACTCCTAATACCATTTTGCTGACCTTTAATAGAATAAACTCTATTGTTTATTCTTCTTGCAGAATGACTTAAATCATAAGTAATTACAAGTCCGTTCCTACTCGGATTAATAGAAGAATCAATTAATTCTATCTTATCCTTTTTAGAAAGCTTATATAGACTAGGGTCTGGCATGACTGTTACATAGTCTATTAATTTAATCATTTAAACTCCAAAATTTATTTTTAAAAGCGAAAACATTTTTTTCGCTAACTTCTTTAACTAAAGTATACATATAACTATGAAAGCTATCATTGTCTATATTAATATTATCTTTTATATTTCTCAAGTTTTTTATAGTTGTTTTTACTTCTAAAATGAAATTAAAAATAAATTCTTCTTTTTCCATTGTTACTCTAGTGTATTCTAGATCACTCATATTTTCCTTGTCAAGTGATTTGGAAAAATATGTTTCAATACTTTCAATAGTTTTGTCAATTATATCAAAAGTTTCATCTTTTGAAAATTTTGGTGCACCTCTATTTCCAAATTGATTTTTAGGTTGAGATAAGTTTTTAGATAAATTTTCAGGACCTTTGTTAAAAGGATTTCCAGGTGCACCCATCATTTGTTTTTTGTTCTCTTCACTTTTCTTTTCTTCCTTTTTTATACCCTCGGGAGTTATTGAGGAAGTTTCAGATTTT